ATGTTTTATATATGGCGAACACAATCGTTGATAGGACGCTGAAAACGGCGAAAATAAAGGGTTTTATTAAAAACAAACAAAAGCATAAATTTATATCTTGACAAAATACAAAAGTATTGTATAGTAAAGAAAATAGGTCAGAAGTTAAATTTTGAGCCTGCGAGCGAATAAACGGCAAATATGATGATAAAAACAGCATACGGCCAGAACAAGTCAAATTCACAGGATAAGTCAGGCACGACCATACCAAGGGTAGCTCGAAAACGCAGGCCAGGCGGAGGCCGAAAAAGTAAGGTCGAAAACATCTCAGCGGCGGACGTGAAGAAATTAGCCGCAATAGGATGTACGCAACAAAACATAGCAGACTTTTATGGTGTGCATAAATCACAAATAAGCAGGAATTTCGCAACCGCATATAGAGAGGGCACAGAAAGTTGTAAATTAACTTTACGGAAATGGCAGATGAAGGCCGCGAGTAAGGGTAGTGTGGATATGCTTAAATGGCTTGGTAAGCAGATGCTTGGTCAGAAAGAGCCTAAACAGGAAATAGCAATTAACGAGATACCGCCAATTCAGGTTTTTCTTAACGATAAAGGTAAATAATGTATAGAGACCCCGAAAAACAACGAATAGCCAAAATTTATGGAACCGATTAAGCTGGCATACAACGCTAAGCAGACAGAGGCAAGAGAGATATTGGCCGAGCCGGAAGTCGATGAATTACTATTTGGCGGTGCAAAAGGCGGTTCAAAATCGGTTTTCGGCTGCCAATGGTTATTTGAGGAGTGCCGTAATATAGCCGAGAAGTATTTCTCTGGTGTTAATACCCCAAAAGAGCCGGTTCAGATAGCTTGGATGGGTAGGAAAGTTGCAAAGACATTCAAGGAAACTACATTTGAAACGTGGAAGAGATTTATCCCCAAAGAATACTACACCTTTAAGGGCGACCCGATTGAAATAGTTATACTTGGCAGGGTGAAGATAATTACCGGCGGTCTTGATAGCCACGAGGATGTGGAGAAGTTCAATTCTATGGAGTTAATGAGGGCTTTTCTCGACCAGGCAGAGGAAACGAGCAGGGAAGATGTCGCCTCGTTGCGAAGTACGTTTCGTTATCATGTCAGGGGCGAATTGATTAAAGGCAAGATACTTTTCACCGCTAATCCCCGTCAATGCTGGCTTAAAGAGGAGTTTATACAGAATCCACAGTCCAATCAAAGATTTTTAAAGTCATTATATACCGACAATCCATATATCGACCAATCGGATTATGAGCAGAGGTTAAGAACGGCTTTTTCGTTCAGGCCATCGCTTCTTAAAGCTTATTTGGAGGGCGACTGGAATGCAGTTGAAGACCCGGAGCAGATTATCAAGGCTGAATGGTTAAATCAGGTCAAGACAAGACCTTACAGGGCTTGGCGCAAGAAAGTATATTTAGTATGTGATTGTGCAAGGTTCGGCGATGATAATACCGTAATATGTTTAATGGAAAATGCCGAGATTAAAAAAAAGACTACAATGCCCTATTGCGATGCTACTCAAATTGAGAATGTATTAAATATAATGTCGATAGAGAATAGCAATTGTGCTATTGTGATTGAGACGGTAGGCGCGGATATAGGGGCTGCGGTATCTGATTATTTAAAGAAAGCGGGCAGGACTGTAATAGAGTTTCAGCCTGCTGGTGCAGCGAGTGAGAGAGTTGAAGAGAAGTTCGGCAATTTAAGAGCTGAAGCGTGGCATATAGCCGCTGAAAAGTTAAGTACAGGTATTTTAGAGACTGAAATACACATAGCCACACACAATCTTGACGACAGGACTATAACTCAATTATGTGCGGTGAGGTATAAATTCAAGGGTAATAAGTTATATGTCGAGGAGAAGGCGGAGATTAAAAAGGCTTCGAGATTGGGTTGCTCTCCAGACGATGCAGATGTGTATATAATGGCTTTATGGGCTTATAGTAAAGTGCCTATGGCTGGTAAGCCTTTACCGGGCAGTGGTTTAACACTGGACGAGATAACCGAATTACAGGACAATTACAGATAGAAAGGATTTATAATGAAATTATGCAAAGAGTGTAAATTTTACGACAGTAATGCCTGTCATTTAACTTTAAGGCCGAACTGGCCTGTTAGGGTCAGGCCTGATGGCGAGGCTTGTTCGGCGTTCATTGAGAAGAAAAAGATTAAAAAGGGTAGAAAATGATTAAAGAAATGAATGAGATGGTATATATTCGTTTTTCGGCTTTGGTTCTAATAGCGATATTGCCGTTTTGGGCGGGTTTATTTTGGGGGTTGATGTGTAATGGCGCCCTGCATTTTAATTGGTGGGGCTGGTATAAGAAGGTGAAAAATAACTGGTTGAATGAATGGCGAGCGGCGAAAAGAAGAGCGGAAATGTATGAGCGATAGCGATTTAAAACAGGACAAGAACGATCTTTACGAGTGGATGAACGATGGCTGGAGTGCGTTTTCGTCGGCGGCCTTGTATGATATGGAGCGTTATTTGGGATGTGCCGATGCGGACGATGCTGAACGTGCCGACAGGCAGGGGCGGTCTTATTTGCCTTTGAATAAGACAAAGCGTCAGATTAACTTTCTTCACGGCCACGAGATTAAGAACCGCCACATCTTGAAAATTGGCCCGATAGGTCGGGAGGATGACAAGGCTTGTCAGCAGCATACAGGTCTGATAATGCACGAAATGACGGCTTTTGGCGGTTATGACTATTTGAGTGAGGCTTTTAAGTATGGCAATCTGGTTAGCGGGTCGAATTTACTTGAAATCTGGAAGGACAGGGCGGGTGATATACAATTTGGCCGGCTCGGATTTAATGAATTTCTACTTGCCCCTGACTTTAAAAAGGGCGATTTGAGCGATTGCGATGATATTCTTATAGGCAAATGGCTGACGCCCGATAAGATTAAACTTCTTTTGCCGCAAAGCGCCGATAAGATAAGTGCTGAGAAAATAGTTAAGACGAGTAGTCGCTGGCAATATTTAAATCCCCCCGTTTTGAGTAATGACGACCGGAGATTATATGAGGAATGGTGGCATAAAGAGACTAAATTCACTGAAATGGTGATAAGTCGCAATACAGGACAGGAGATTGAGTTTGATAAATTTGCCCGGCAGTTTGCAAATGGCGATAGTCGTCTGGCGAACAGGTTAATAAAAGAGATAAAGCTGCCCGGTGGTATGCCTGCGGCGGAGAGATACTCGAAGCCTTATAATAAGGTGAGTTTAAGAGTTTTCGCTGATGATGAGCCTGTATTTAATGGTCCGAATCCTTTAGGCACAGACGATTACAATTTCGTATGGCTGCACGGTGAGTTCACACCGGAGATAGACCGTTCAGAGTTGAAATTACAGAGTTTTGCAAGGCTCTTAAAAGAATCTTCTCTGCTTAACGACCGGCGAATGAATCAGGCTATGGACGTACTTGAAACCCAGATAATGAGTGGAAGGATTATGCGGGACAAGTACCTGAAGAATCCTAAAGACGCTTATAAGAGTGGACAGGCTGTTTTCCTGCACGTTAGTGATAATGCCCCTGATAGTCTGCCTTTGGAGCAGATATTCAAACAGATACAATCGACGGAGATTTCAGCCAGTTTATTTAAGATTATGGAGATAATGGAGAAAAATGAGGATACTATTGGCGGTTTGAATTCGGATGCTTTGGGTGCGAACGACGACGCCAATATGCCGGGGATACTCTCGATGTTCAGAACGGGGCAGGCATTAACCGGTCAACAGGGTATATTTAGTTCATACAGGCGGGCCAAAAAGCAGTTAGGGCATAAGTTAGTTAAAATCAATCAAGCCAACTATCCACCTCAAAAGGTACAGCGTCTTATAGGTGAAATGCCCGTAAAGGGGTTTTATGAGCCTGATTTTGTCAAATATGATTGTACACCGACAGAGGGTATTCTAACCGAAACGCAGGAGAGTCTGTTTTATCTTGAATTGAAGGAGTTAAGGGACAGGTATCCTGACGCTGCGCAAATGATACCTATATCAGCTTTGATAGAGGCTTCACCGATGCAGTTCAAGGATAGGTTAACTAAAATGATTAAGCAGGCCGAGCAGAAAGCGGCTCAAATGCAGGAAATGGCTATGCAGGATAAGCGGAAAAAGGACAAGCTTCTTGAAGCTCATACCGCTACGAAAGTTGCGCAGGCGCAGGAGTCTATTACCCAGGCTCAAGAGAACAGGGCGGGTGCAGCTCTTGACAGGGCAAAGACCATTTCAGAGACGAACAAACTGGATGTTCAGCCCCAACTTGAACTTTTAGACAGGATTTTAAGACTTGAGGAAATAGTTTTAAAGAGCAGGCAGATAAGCAAAAACGAGCGGAAAAGGAGAAAGAAATGAGCATACCTGAAGAATTAAAAGGCCATCTCGATTATGCCCTTAAAAATGCTGCGGAGTATTATAACTGTAAAGTTGAAGACCTTGAATGTAAGATTAAGAAAAATGGCGATGTGTCGATAATACAAGTGGGGATGAAAAAATGTGATATAGATGAAAAATTTGAAAGACAGTTTTTAAAAAATAGACCGTTTATGGTTGAAAAAATTTGTGGACAGGCAAAAAAATGCTAACTATATCCGAAAGAATAAGGGTCGGTAATACAAAATATATGTTGTGGCTGTGCCTTGCAGAAAAGAAAAGATATATAGAAAAAAACGTGGAAAGAAAAAATGACGCCAAAACAAGATGAACAGCTTGTGGAGATTGGCAAGTTATTACTTGCGCTCTTTCCGAGTATGCACGGGAATGTATGGTTCAGATTTAACTTGAACCCTGACAAGAAATATGTTAATATGAATTACGGTAATGAAGAATCTGTTATTTTAACGAAAAGACTGAAAAATAATGAACAGTAATGAACTGAAACAAAAAATTGACAAAAAATGCAAGGCGGAAAGCCTGCCGGTAATTATACAAACACCGGAAGGGAAAAAGTACGAAATAGATTTTTGCGGGAAACGAAACCTTAATACCGGACATAAATTTTTAGAGTGTTTCTGGATAGTGCTCAAAAACAAAACAGGTCGGGAGGAAAATAGCCAAACCTAAAAGATAGGAAAGGAAATGATTATGGATAAACAAATAGAACAAATATCTAATAAATTGAATAGCCCGTTAGAAGCAAGTGATTCTACACTCGCTATTATTAGATGGGGATTTCGAGATATGCAACTTCATCATAAATATTGGGATGATTGTTTAAAATGGTTGTTTGGTACTGTAAAAATACCGATTAGTAAGCGGAGACTAATCAAAAAACTTATAAGCACCCATAAGGAATTTAATAAAGAAAAAAAACTCCTTATACAGGAAGTTCTTAACCAGCTTGATATGGATGTTTTTTTTCGTGAATTAGCAAGATTGTATATAGCGGAAGGAAATTGGACGAATATTGTATTGTATAATTACAGAAAAGTTACGGGAAATAAATAAAGAATAGAAAAAGACATAATAACTAAATAAATACTGAGGCTCAACTGAAAAACAGACCCTCGTTTTAATCCTGATTGTCGGGATTAGCGGGGGTTTTTTATTGGAACTCTTAAAAAGAGAATTAGCGATATATCGAGATTCGCTAACTCGGAAAAGGAATTGGCTATGGAAAAAGAAACAGACGTAAAACCAGATGTCCTAACGGACGAAGAAATCGCTGCTGCACAAGCAGCCGAACAATCCCCAGTCGTCGAGGGGGCGGGCGAGATAGAGGCTCAGGTCGCTGCTGAGCAGGAAAAAGGAGCGGTTCCTTATGACAGATTTAAAGAAGTAATTGACAAGACGACGTCGCTCGAAGAGCAACTTGCACGGGAAAAAGCTGATAATGCACAGAGAATAACTCTTATGCAGCAACAGATTCTCGCCAGTCAGGGACAATCTAAACAGCAACCTGTTCAGGATATTTATTCTGAAATGGGACTGGCCGATGACGAACCTGTTTATTTAACGGTTGCCCAGCAGAGACAACTTGATGCGAGGCGTCAACAGGAAATTCAGATTACACTTCAGACACAGGCTTTTCTGGCGCAGAGTCCTGATTTTCACGAATTAGTCGGCAGGATAAATCCTAATGGACAGGTGGAGACGGGTGAAGCGCTTAAAAAAGTTATAAGTACGAGACCGAATCTTAAAGGTCTGGAGTATATAGCGCTTCAAAATCCGGTCGCTGCATCAGTTGCTTATGAACTTGCCAAACAGCAAAAAAGGATTGACGAGCTTGAGGCTGTGTCAGGCGCATCTGCTGAATTTCTTAAACAACAGGAAATAAATATGAAAACCGGCGCTGTATCTGCACAGGCGGCAGGTGGCGGGGCGAGGATTAGTAGTGATGACAAAACAGCATCTCTCGACCCTAATGGCCCCGAAATTGCCAGGCTCAAAGCGGATATGCAAGCTGGTCGGTATGACGAACAAACTTAACAAGAAAGGAAATATAATATGACTACAACTGCAAAAAATGTAAATACGACTACGAGATTTGACCATCCCGTAAATGTCGTATTCCAAAAAGAATTTCTCACAACATTAAAGCCCGCACTTTTATATACATTACTTGCCAGAAAGGTGAGTATGCCTAAAAATGCAGGCGCTACAGTCAAGTGGAGAAGGGTACAGGACTTGCTCGCACAGACAACTCCTTTGAGTGAAATTGGCGACCCTACCCCGCTTTTAATGCAGAAGACGGATATTAGCGCTACTGTTCAGCCTTATGGTGCGGTAACGATTATATCCAAATGGCTGAAGATGACGGGTTATGGTTCCGAACAGCAGGATGCCGTTGATAAACTTACCGATTCAAAAGACCTGACATTCGATACACTCAACAAGAATGTCCTTGCAGGCGCTGCATCGAGTACGACTTGCTCGCACGGTACTGGTACAGCGACGCAGTTGAATGCAACAGATATTGACGCTGTTATCCAGACGCTTCTTAATAACGATTGCAAACCGCCTTATTCGGTAGTAACAGCCGGTACAGGTCAGGGTACTACTCCGATTGAGAATGCTTTCCCTGTTATTCTGCACGTTAAGGCGTGGACTACGTTAAGGGCGGTAAGCGGGTTTATACCGAGCGCCAATTATCCCAAGCAGACGGTATTGCTTCCGGGCGAAGTAGGTTCTGTCGGTATGGCAAGGTTCTGCCTGACGAGTAATGGATATTATGACGGCAGTACGTATTATTATGCAACATTTCTTTCGGAAGGCGCTTACGGCAATGTTGAAATAGCCGGTAGTAAAGAACCTATTATCCGCAAGGAAGTCGGCACTATAAATCCTGTTGCGCACCTTGGCTGGTATATGACGCACGTCGCCAAGATTCTTGACGAAATCAGATTACATAATCTGAAATTTACAATCTAAAAAAATGAAAGGAAAATACTTATGCAATCGAAAGTAATAAAAATAACAGGTGATAACGGCCTTGTTTACATTCCACTGGGTTTTATACCCGACTGGGTGGAGATGATTTACAGAGGCACGGCAAGTGGAAACGCCGTTGTTTACAAATGGAACAGACTACTTGGTGATTTAAGTACTGTGATTGACGGCTGGTCTTTTGATGGCGCTACTGATGCCGAAATAGCTACTGGAAGCGGTATTGCAACTTACGACAGTGCATCCGAGGGGCCGACAATAACAACTTGGACAACGGCTGTAAGTACAGCGGCCACCGCAAGGACGGTAACTGCGCACGGTACCTATGTCAGACCATCCTCGGCTTCGGCTACCGACAGGAGCGCTATTTTTGAATGCGTTACTGCCGGAACCGGCGCTGCAACCGAGCCGACGTGGCCTGCCGATATAGGCGGCCAGGTAACAGATGGCTCTACTGTCTGGGAGAGAGTTAATGTTGCGACTTTAAGAGTCGGTTATCAGGGCATTAGAATTGCCACAACGGTAGTCGCAGATGGTTATGAGGCTTATATTAAGGCCGACCAGGTCGATGAAATTATTGATTTGGGCGATGTTGACGGCTGGACGAGCGGAGTTATGGGCGCTTAAGTCTAAAAATAAATCTAAAAAATAGAATATAAAGGAAAATAATTATGGGACTATTGGAAATTAAAAAACTGAGCGATGACGAACTCAAAGATACTGCGAAGAAGTTTAAAATTGAGAACTATAAAACTATGCCGAGATACGACCTTGAAAAAGCCGTCGATATGGCTTTAATCAAATGGGAATTGGAATCCCAGGCAAGGGTGAAAGCCGAATTGAAAGTAACAGCCGATATACAGTTAAAGGCTGCGGGTATTGGCGCAAAGAAGAAATTTACTTCTCCTGAAGCGGAAGCTATTGAGAAAAGCAAAAAAGTTTATGCTCTTTTCAATAATATTGAGAACCCGGGCAATACTGAACATTTCAACAAGGGATGTGTCTATGATTTTACTCTTTACGACGGCAAGGTGCATATTCTCCCGCAATGGCTGATAGACGACCTTACAAGGACGATTTCAGCTACGAAGCCGGAATATATTACCTCTCCGCACCCGATAAGTAAGGAACCTATATCGAGACGAAGTGGGGTAAAACGCAAGTTTGTTTTTCAAATTCTGGACGATGCGCCGAAGGATAGTAAGTTTGGCGTTGTTCTGGACGAGAAAGTTCTCAAAAAGTTTAATCTCGTCGGAGACGATATTTTGAGTGAGTCTAAAATACAAGTGGAAGTTTAACGAAAGGACAATGTTATGAACAAAATAATCAGGGCTTGGGTTATTCTGATGATATTATTTACATCAGCGGCCTTTGCCGAAAAAATAGAAGTAAATTTCAGGAATTGTCAACCGACGACGAAACTTGTCGGGTTGCTTGAGAACAGATTCGGACTCTACGATACCGATATTGCCAATTTACAATCAGGCGATAATCTCGGTACGGGTAATGTTTATTATGTCGATAGCGGGGTCGGGTCGGACACTTACGATGGTACAGAACCGGAATGGGCTTTAGCTACACTCGACGCTGCTATGGCAAAATGTACCGCTAATAACGGGGATAGAATTTACATTATACAATCGCACGGCGAGAATGAGGCTGTCGCTGCCGGTACTAACTTTGATGTTGCAGGAGTAATCATTGTGGGTCTTGGCGAAGGCGATGATATGCCTGAAATTTCATTAACGGCAGTAGGTTCTACAATCCAGTTTGCAGCCGCCGATGTAACGCTAAAGCACGTTCGTATTTTAGGCAATTTCACAAATGGCGTTACCAAGGCAGTGAATGTTCTTGATGCAGGCGATGGTTATAGAATTATCGACTGTGAATTTAAGGAAACAAGCAACACCAAAGAGCTGCTTATAATGGTTAATGTCGCTGCTGATGCTGACAGGGGCTTGATATATGGATGTAGATTTTTAGGTGAAGCGGGCGGAACAGACAGCAGCGCTGTATTTTTCGCCGGTGGTTCTGATAAGACCATTATCGCTAATAATGATTTTATAGGCGACTGGTCTGGTTATGTAATTGATGGAACTACTGCGGCTTCAACTGAAATAATGGTTTATGGAAACTACGTTTATAACGCCGATACAACCGCAGGAAAAACACTCGCATTCCACGCTTCTACCACAGGTGGTTTGATTTCTAATCAGTGCTATGGAAATGGTACATCATTTGCGTTGGTCGGAGATGCTATGTTTGTGTCTCCTGATAACGTTTGTATGAGTACTGAAAACGTAGAAACCAGAAATTACGAATCTATGTTCGGCGCTTATACCGGAGACGGCGGCACAGATGCGGGCGATAGCATATATGCTGATATGGCTTTTATGGAACGAAGTATTGCCAAGACTGCTACTGCCGCTACGGATGATTTATTCCTTGTGGCGAATGCACCGATTGAGATTACGGGATTTTACGGGGTAGTTATTACCGCCATAGGCGCAACGTCATCGACTTGTGAGATTGAATGTGATGTTACTGCGGGAACTGCTTATGACCTTGATTTTTCAACTGCCGTAGATTTGGCTTCCGCCACGGAGGGTGCGAGTATTATGTTCGTTTCCGATAACTCCGAGACTGAAACTGCCGAATCGGTACTTATTCTCGACAGTGGATTTTCCGCCAATGGTTTCGGCAGGTGGTTCTGCCAACCGGGTATGATTGAGCAGAAGATGAGTGCGCAGGATAATACCGGCGCGATTATCTGGTATATGACTTATCGACCTATGATTGCGACTTCAGGTGTAACTGCTACGGTAACAGCGCAATAAGATTATGGGAGCGCTAAACCCGCTCCCAGTTTTTATGAAGAAAGAGAGATTAACTGTAAAGACCTTTCTATTGGTAGGGTCGCTTATAATTGCGCTTTGCGCAATTATTGCTATCTGGTTTATAGGGTTAATGGCGGTAATTAAATGGTTCTTCTGAAAAAGATTGAGACTTATGTTTTTCTGGCCTGTCTGGTTCTCTGCACAACGGTCATCTCGTTTTCTGCGTGGGACAGGTTAATGACTATAAGATATTTCGTATGGTCGTTATTTGCGCTCGGATTATTTGTTTCAATTTCCCTGCGGGCTGATTTTGGTGCATTGAGAAGTCCTGCGATATGGCTGCTGGCGGGATATGCTCTAATGGTCTGCGCTTCGGGTTTTTTCGCTGTTAACCGATATGAATGGTTATACGAGATGTTGCGTGTATTCGTAATGCTTGTATTTCTATTCATTGTAATTACGCTTGCCGATGACAGGGTATATCCAGTTATGACGTTTCTTGCGCTGGGACTGTCTCTTTTCGGCCTTGTGAAGATTTGTACTGCCGAAATAAACGGGTTTGGTATAAACGGGCTGGGCGGTAATCAGAACCAGTGGGCGCATCTGCTCGTTTTACTTGTGCCGTTCTGCTGGAAACATAAGGTCGTAGTTTTTCTGCTCTTGCTTAATATCCTGTTCACAAGGAACAGAGGGGCTTTTGCGGCGTTCGGTCTTATGGCGATTATTCTATCTGAAGGCAAAATGAGGTATGCTGTTATGGGGGTTGTGGTTTCAGTAATTGTGTTCTTTTTGATTTTCAATCGAGCGCTTCTTTTATCACCCCAGAGATTTGGCGTCTGGAAGGCTACCTTGGCTATGTTCGCTGCTGAACCTCTTGGTATAGGCGCAGGCAACTGGCGACTTATAATACCGAAGTATAGACAGTATTTTATCGAACCGAATATATTTAACCCTCTTTTTTACAACAGACCTCATAACGATTATCTATTAGTCTTATCAGAGATGGGTATAGGCGGTTTTCTGTGCTATATTGGTTTTCTAATTTATCTGTTGTTTAAATCTTTTAAGAACAAAGTTTTATTTGCCGGTATAGTTGGTTTTATGGTTATTTCCTTTCTCTCGTTTCCTATGGAACGGGCAGCGATTTCGTTTGTTTTCTTATTAACGGCGGGTCTTGCCTTAAATGGGAAATTCAAACCGTTGAAATTTCAACTGTGGCCGATTGCGATATGTATTCTGATTTTTGCAAGCGGTGATTTCTGGTTAAGATATAAAGGAAGCTGTCAGGCGCTGGCGAGCAGGGCTTCAAAAGATATTTCGGATATGAGAATATCGAAATTTGCCTGTATAGATGAGACTACTACCCCGTTGTATTTATTCAGGGGATTGAGAAGATATGAACTCAAGGATTACGCGGGCGCGTTCGGCGATTTTGAAACTGCCAGTAAAATGGCTCCGAACCATCCTTACGTTTTGGCGGTATTCGGCTCGACTTTAATGAATATAGGCAGGCCGAACGAGGCGAGGCCGTATATTGAAAAATCACTTTCGGTAACTCCCGAATTAGAATTAGCTCAAACTGTAATGGAGCGTTTAAAATGATGAAAAGACTGCTGTTATTTGTTGTTCTATTTATGTTTTGTCCTGTTGCAGCCGCTTCAAGGGACAGGGGTGATTTTATTCCCGCTTCGGTTGCTCATTATAAATTTGAAGATAACACCGACAGCAATACAGTCATTGACTCCAAAAGCTATTCAAACGGCACATCTATCCGCAATACATCTTTAATGCACGTTGCCGGTCAAGTCGGCGGGGCGTTGGAATTTAATGGGACGGCGGATTATGTCGATACAGGACAGACTTTTGAGAGTACGTTTCAGGATAGTTTTACGGTAAGTTTATGGTGTAAGCCTGACGATGGCGTTAAGGATATTGTACAATACTTAGTAGCAGTTGATGACACTGGCGTATTTTCTGATTTTTATATTTATATATCAATTTTTGGCAAACTCACTTCAACTTATGAGTCGGATAGAACTGCGATGCTTGTAGATGTCCCTTGTTTTGTAAATGGCGAAAATGATTGGAAAATGATAACAGTATCGGCCATAAACTTATCTGATACAACGGGACGAATTGACCTTTATATAGATGGCAAATTAGCAAAAACGGGGGCTGTATATAATGATATAATCTTTGCTGATTATTTTACAACACTTTCTCCTTATATTGGACACTTAAATACCCAAACAGGAAGCACTAAATTTTTCGCCGGTTCTCTCGATGATTTTATGATTTTCAATAAGGCATTAACAGCAGATGAAATAGAGGCGTTATACGAATCGGTAAAAGGCGTAAGGCGAGACAGATAAATTTTTAAACAGGAGTTTATAAAA